CCATTTGCAGATCCACTAAATTTGTATACTTTTTTAAATGGATTTAAATTATCTTCATAATTTGGAACACTATTAGATGCAACAAGATATTTTTTATTTTTTTTAAAAACATTTAATATATTAGAATTTATATTATTAATATTTGGATACTCAATAGAATTTCCTTTGAGTATCTGATTTTCAATATTATAATTATTAGATAAATTTTGTGTCTGTATAGGTTTGGATAATCTTACATTCAATATTTTATCACTCTCAATTGATGTTACCTCCCCAACATTTTCATCATTATTATTTTTATCAGTTATAACTAAATTATAACCAATTTGTAATAAGTTTTTATTCTTAGTAATAAATTTGTAAAGATTATTATTTGTGTCTATTTCAGATACTGACTCAACATCATAATTATTTTTATTATTGTAAAACCAATTGTTGGAATAAAGATTATCATCAGATAAACCAATAGATTTAATACTTATTCTATCTCCTTTTGTATAATTATAAGGTTGGTCAATAAAGTTTATATTTTTAAGTGTAGATGTAATTCTTACTCTTATCTCAGTTCCAGTTCCAACACCAACATTTGTATAACTATAATCATTAGATCTTACATCAATCTTTTTATTAAAATTACCTGTAGTTGTAGTAACCCCCAAAAATTGAGTAAGATTTTTATCACTATATGAAAGTATATGTTCATCATTTAAATTATCAAAAAGAGATAGTTCGCCAGATGATGGAAAACTAATTGTTGAGTCTACATTTAGAATAGTGGATCCAATTGAAACATTATCAAGTAATTTTGTTTTTGAGTTAGGTTCAAATTTACCAAAAGTAGTTCCACTTACATCAATATCTCTATTATATCCAGAGTCTATAGAAACTTGATAAAAGTTTCCATCCTCAAAAATTTTCTCAACTTTAGTTACAGTTCCTCTTGCTTTAGTTGAGAATTGATAAATTGTACGATTTTTTAAATCTAATGGATCTCCAATATACTGTTCAATAACATAATCTTGAGATACAACATAATCAGCATCTGATGGTCTTATTAAAAGGTTATTTGGTTTAATAACTTCTACATCTGATCCATAAATTGATTTAAATAAAATTTTAAATGCTTGATCTGTGCCCTTTGATTTGTAAAAACTATTAGAGTTTTTAATAAAGTTCTTTTGATTTAATTGTGGTGATAAAGTTCTATCTTCAAATCCAGGAGTAATTTGTGCTTTTACTTTTTTAAAAAATTCTTGTAAAAATAAAATTGATAAATTTTCAATTTTAGCATTAGCAGCATGTGAAGATGCTATTGTTTTTTCAAACTTTTGCTTATCTGGCAATGACGTATCAATATATTCAGTAACACCACTAAATCCCCTTACACAATCTTCAAAACTATTACTAGTAGTAAATCCATATTTGATTATCTCATTATCAATACGAATTAGTCCATTCTTTTCTGGAAATCCATTTGTAAAATTAGTCTGATCACTTGTAAAAATAGATGAAGTTGATCTATTAATATTATTAAGCAGAGTAGTGCTAGTCTTTAAATTAGATAGTTCATCTACTTTTACATATTGATCTAAGTTTTGAATTAAATCAAATGTTGCGCCCTTTACTTCTTGTGAAGAATAATATTCTGTAAGAAATTCTACAAGCAGCGGAAAATCATCCCTAACGTAACTAGGGAGTTGGGAGGATAAAATATCCTTGAACTTAATTCTATCTACCGCCATTTCTTATTAGTAGGAATTTGTATTAGAAGAAGTGGAACCATTCATACCAGTTGTAACTGTATATGTTGTAATATTTGTACCTGCTGCTACTTCAGTAGTAGTGTTGTTGTCACCAGTGATTAAACCAGTAAGAGATACATTATCTGATTGTTCTGTAGTAAGAACTGGTGTGCCTCTTACAAGAGTGCCATATCCATAAGATGATGTTACAACATAATTACTACCAGAAATATCATCACCAGATTCAATTTCATCAGTAACAGTACTAAGTGTCACATTGTTTGTATCAAGTTGAAGATAAAGATCTTGCTTACCAATTACATCATTAGAGAAGGGATTTGCAGATATTTCAATGAGTGGTTCACCTCTATTTACCTCAGTAGAAATTATCTTTATTGGGGAAAGCATTATCTCTCCTTTAATATAATCAATAGTTCCAATATTTTGTTTTACAATAACAGGATTTGTTGGTGAATTTAATTTAAACATAAAGATAGTTCCTGTCTTCAGTCCAGTATTTGGTTTGTCTCCAAGGTATAAAGTATTTGTAATTCCAGATACTTTAAAACCAGATGATTTTATATTGTATCCAATTACAGTTCCGTTTGATACAGGACTATGACCATGATTTTTCACATGAAATCTATTACCAAAACAAATTTCATATTCAGCAAATGTATTCAACAGTGGTTCAAGATCTCTACGCATCTGAACAGTTGTTATGTTAGATGTAATAGCAATGTGTGTATTATCAATTATTTTTTGATATTTACTATATTTAAATCTGGCACCAAACTTATTAAGTTCAGTTGAATCAGAATATCTAACAATATTATTTCTTGTTAGACCCAATATTACTTCTGAATTAGGAGATTTATTTTCATTATAGTAAACATATGAATCAGTTTCAACAAACAAATATTTTAAATCAACAATTTCTGGTATGATTCCCGCAACAGAGTATTTTTTTAATTCTCTTGCAATGTCAGTTTTTATTGCAGATGAAAGGAACACACCATTGATTGGTTTAACACTTATGAAAACTTTACCAAATTGAGGTGGTGTAAGATCTTCTCCACCAAATGCAGAAACTGATTCTGTTTCATGATAAATTTTAGGAATCATTGCTTCATAATCAACTGCAGTTACTGCACGATTTTGTGATGCATAAATTTGAGTTCCATATTTTTTAATTGATTCCACACTTTCAATTTCAGAACCACCATAAGATGATTGATCTACAGTCAATGATGTTATATTTGCTGTGATTGCAGCATTATTATTGCTTACTAATTGACCAGCAAAATTCATCTGAGAAATATTATTAGCATCACTTCCGTTTGAAACAATATAACTTGCTTCTATAACATTTGGTTCAGATACTGGTAATCCAAATATACCATCGCCAAATAATAATTCATATCTTTCATTATCTACTTCCTGTATAAAGTAAACTGGTGATGATCCATCTAAGTCAAATAAACTATCTGACTGTGTAAAGTTTCTTGAAATATTTGATTGTGATGAATCACGTACATTTACTTCAATTAGATTGCTATCAATACCAGCATTAGTTAAAATATACTTTTGATTTGGTACTCTAGAACTTACATTAAAACTTTGAGTAATGTATGTTCCTTCATATATTATAATTGAATCAAATATTGCTAGTTTATTAGCATTAACTGCAACAGTTATATCTTTTGGTATAGAGAATGTAAAACCTTGTCCAGAAAATGAATTTGATGTTACTGCTACAATACCTGCTTTAAGTGTAACTGATACTGTAGTAGTTCCTGTCATGTCAACAGCAAAGGAAACATTTGCTTTTGCTGCACCTCTAGGTCTTGGAATGTAACCAATATTTCTAGCAAGTGAAACTACATTTTCTCTTAATGTAGCACTATCAATAAAAACTTCATTTGAAACCATATTTGCATTATATGAATTCAAATAAGTATTATATGCTAAGATATCAATGATTGTTGATAAATTAGAACCCTCATAATCATAATCAGTAAAGTTTGAATTCGCACGAAGATAATCCCTTAAGGAATCTTTTATCTGATTAAAATCTAGATTTGTGAAGTTAACTAAAGGCATTTACCTAGTGAGCTCTAAAGAGAATGATAGATCTTGTGCGTCTATTTCAATACCAATGATATCATATGTAATCTGGACATCAAATGCATTTCTGTCTGTATTTGCTTTAACAAATACATCATTTAATTTGACTCTTGGTTCATAATTTCTGATGGTATTTTCAATTTCAGATTTAATACTAGATGCTGTAATAAAATCTAGATTTTCAAATAACAAATTATTCACATTAGAACCAAGTGATAAATCAAATGGTTTTTCCCCTCTTATTGTTAATACTAAATTACGAATAGATCTAGAAATTGCATTAGCATTCTTTAATCCAATCAAATCACTGTTCAAAGGATTGATTTGAAAAGTAGCACTTACATCTTTAAATGGTTTACTTATCCTCTGAGTGGGCATGATTAAACGCAGGATATGTCCTTATTTATAGTCCTAATCTTAATTTTCTTTTATTGATTTATTTTTGTCCTGTGCAGTCTTCCAAAAGTATGAATCCTGGTCACCAAGACCCATCCTATCATGACCATTTTCTACCTGATAAAACTCAGTAGAAACTTTAAAGTCAGGCATCTTTGGATTCTCTGGTGTCAAACTATTATCAAAGATTCTAGTTCTGTTATTAGGATATAAACAATACTGTCCATTATCTAATTCTATTAGGTTATGTGACTTATGTTCAGATGGTATCTCAGAGGTGCTGTAATCAACTGTATCAGGATCTTGGTGGTAGTTGTCAATAGTACAGATATAAGTACCTTTAACAGTCCCATGGTCCCTTGTAAAGACCTCATAGTCCATAGATCCAATAAACTGTTTCTGTGTTGCTACAACCCCATAATCCATACAGTTCCAAAACTGTAGATTATACAGATCCATATCAGGGGTTGGTTTTTTTGGTTCACTTACAAAGGCACTAATGGGTAACTTATCATACATTGCAGCATATTCTGGAAGATAGGTTTCAAAGTAGAATGCTCTTCCAGGAATACTCTTACATGATACCCACCATCCTTTGACATACTCACCATGACCACTTTGGTGATCAGTGAGATATTCTTTTCTTACATATACTTCTACATTAGGTAAATTACAAATCAAACAAGCCATAGAGAAAAAGAGGTTTTTCGCGCTGTTTTATCTAGCATAAAAAAAAGAGGGGTCTAAAACCCCTCCTAATAATCAGAATCTGCAACACACATACCTAAGCATCTGATATTATTTGTTGCAGTTCTTTTACAATGTTGACAAAGAATCTTTGATTCTTCAATCTTATCTTCCTTGTCCTCTGTATCTTTTCTTTGCATTGTTACCACTACTGGCAGAATACTTTGTGTGCTTCCCTGAACCCTGACTAGTTTTCTTGGGTTGTGCTTCAATAAAGTCGCCACCCATCAAACTCTTTTTAACTTTTGCCATAATAAATCCTATACTCTATTTTGTGGTAATGCATATGTACATACAATAGATGCAGAAGGCATTGATTCCTCAAATAACTTCTCTGCATCTGTAGCACATCCTGCAGTGAGTCGCTTATGATGTTTTTGATTACCTGTAGTACTGAGTCTATAGGTAACCATATAAGGATACTGTTTAATCATCTTTTCTCCTAGTAATAGACATCTTGTTACCCATACTTATCATACCAAGTGATAGTATAATAATAAAGGTAAATACAAAGATTGTTGAACCCATTAGATTACTCTAGTTTTTTCATGTCCAACACGAATACGTGGATCACACCAAATATCAAATCCTGCCTCAATTGCATCTAAACAGAATGAGACATCTTCACCACACATATCTTGTACTGCACCAGATTCAAATACTTGCATCTTAGGTGCAAACCATGGATACTTTAATCCTTCATGTTCAAAGACACCCTTCTGAATCATTACCCATCCAAATCCTGTGTAATCTACAGTAAATGGTTTCTTACGTTTTGTAATACCATCTACCATCTCATGATTCATTACACCACCATTGTTTCTGAAGTCATCTTCATCTAACCAATGTGCTACTGAGGTAGTCTTTCCATCTTCTGTACTATACCATCCAGAAACAATCTTTTTCTCATTTCCTTCAGCATCTAGTGCCATATCACATAGTTGCCAGAACTTCTCAGTACTAAACACAATATCACTATCAATCCATAATTGATAATCATACTCTAACTTTCCATCCCATGGAATCTGATCAGGTCCACGCAATACATTAGCACCTAAACACTTACAACGTGCAAAGTTTACCATGGATGAGTAATCTTGACTGATTTGAATACTCATCCCATTCTGTACCATATCAAAGCACAGTTGTACAAAGTTCTTTAAAAATGTATATGATACGCCACGTCCTGGTAGGCAAAATACAATTGTCTTGCCTTTCATTCTCTCCTTAATAGAAGCAATATCCCATTCAGGTCCTTCTGTATTCCTTACTGGGGTTTTTGCTTTTACAGTAAATCCTTTTGCCATGATTGATAATTCACTACAACTTCAGTTTAACAGTATATCTATAACTTGTCAATAACTATTCTCTTCACTCATACATGGGGTTTCTACTACCTCAAAAGTAATGTCTTCTACATCATACTTTGTATCTAATAGTTCCACCATCTCACGCATAGTATTGTAGATATCAGTAAACTTCTTTTCATTTAAACAATTATACACACATTTATCCTTCAAGTATATGTGGTAAAAATTTTCAGCAGAAATTTTTTTCATAAAATGGTTTCTTTTTACAAATTATATATGGGGGGCATAAAAAAAGAGGCAGATAAAGACCTCTCTGGAATATACTTTTGTAGGTTGCCCTAAACCGGTCTTTTCGCAGGGGGGGG